CTGTAACCCGAACGACGCAACTTTCGGAATCTCAAAAAGCGCATGACAATCGGCGAGTGGACAGCGGTTGCAGGATTGGTCATTTCAGTTCTTGCCGCTGTCTACGCGTCAACAAAAGTCATCGTCCGATCGGTAATGTCAGAGCTGTCGCCTAATGGTGGACAATCGATCAAGGATCAGATCAATCGAATTGATCTCCGGGTCGATCGTCTCTACACGATTTTATCTTTCGACGCGCCGAGACACACCGAGGTCGTTGACAAGCTAGAGGACTAAGGCTGACACTTAAACCAGATCCACCGACAAGGGATCTAGGGAGCTAAAATGTCAGGAAATATCGCGTTCGTGTTTATGGTAATTATTTACTCAGGACTCACATTCGGCGTCGCTGTCCTTGCTTGGTCTAGGGGCTACAACACCGGGCGAGCTGAAGCGGTTGTCAAGATTGAACGGCGACTAAGAGCTGTCAAATGATTCGCAAAGCGACTCCAGGAGTCTGGTGCGACTATTGCAAGATCACACACGGGAAAGACAAATCCGGTCAATGGAAAGAAAAGGCAAAGACTCAAGCCGACTGGACTATTGAAAAGACGCTACAGAAATCTAACGCCGATCGACATCTCTGTTCGTCTTGCGCTTATGGCGTGAGCTACGACGGCACATTTACAATCTGGGATCAGGTCAAATCCGTTCAACTAACTCAAGGGAGCCTAAATGTTTAATCTTTCCGAATACACAACCGTTGCCGAGCGAATAAAAATGTTCTGGGTGAAGTACCCTGACGGAAAGATTGTCACTCAAATCGTCGAAGCTACTCAAACCCGATTTATTGTTAAAGCCGAACTCTGGCGAACCGAAGCCGATCCGGCTCCATTCGTAACCGGTCACGCGAACGAAGTCATCTCAGAGCGTGGAGTGAATCGCGATTTTGCGTTGGAGAATTGTGAGACTTCTGCGATCGGTATTGCTTGCAAAAATGCCGGGATCGGAACCGAGAAGCATTCCATCAGTCGCGAGGAAGCTGAAAAGGTTGAGCGCGTCAAGGCTGGTCAAACTACACCGGACGACAATCTCTGGAATGTAGACCAAGCAATGACCGAGATCACGACGAAGCTAGGCGGCGAGGTTCTTGCCGATGAGCCTGTATGTGCTCACGGTCGAATGAATCGCAAGAAGGGAATCAGCTCAAAGACTGGTCAACCTTATTCGGGCTGGGTCTGCTCATCCAAGAATCGGGACGAACAATGTGAAGCGAAATGGGATAAATAAATGGGATTCGTAATTATGGGGAGTTCCAATCACAAAGATTTATTGCATAAATATCTTGATCCTCACGGAATCGATCACGATTCTATTGCTCGAATAGAGGTCACAGGTAATGGCAGAAAAGGCGATTACTACACAATCTACTGGATCAATGATGACGGTCATTTCTGCACGATGATGGTGACAATCGATGGGTGATTTAGAGATGTTCTTTCCAGATCAAAGCGCGTTGAAATTCACAGATGATGGAATTGTTGAGTCGGACTGGCTCAACTGTGACGGGTGTGACAAGCCTCAGTTAGTAAGTGGCGGAATCATCTCGGATCAAATGTTCGTGTGCGCTCAATGCCGAGTAGTCGAATGATTAAGATCCCAATATCCAGAGACGAGGAATGGCTCTCTCTTTCCACAGCTTACAAAAGGATCGGGCGGCTGGATTTCTCGCCAGATCACGAAAGCCGAAAAGATAGGGGCTTGTCTCTCTTTGAATATGTAATCCAGATGGCGCAATCAATCGGAGCTGAGATCGCTGTAGCTCGGTACTTCGCCGTCCCGGATTTCAAACCAACGATTGACACATTTAAGCGCGAGGCTGATGTTGGTTCACAGATAGAAGTTAAGTGGACACTCTGGCAAGACGGACACTTAATTCTCAACGGATCAGATCGTCGCGAGGATGTAGCGATCTTGGTTGTCAACAGGGCTCCGAACTATGTCCTTGCCGGTTGGATACCGATCTCAATGGCTATGCGTGAAAAGTATCGCCGAGGCGATGGCTCTTACTGGATACCTCAATCTGATCTACAACCTATCGAGAATCTTAGGAGTTCCAACTATGGAGACACTTCTCTTTGATTGTCTAAACTGTAAAGCGAGAGTCGAGCACAAGCCAAGCGATCCATTCGGAACCCTGCCGCAGGGCTTGGTATTCGTTCAATGTGTGAGCTGTGATGTCTTTTCAGTTAAGCAATTACGCAACGCCAAGTCGCACAAGGAAGCCGGGATCTCACGGTGTAGCTGTGGATCTTGGATTATCGAAGGAGTAGCCTGTCTAATATGCGCCGGGCTCGACACGCCCATAGATTGGGAGAAACGATGAGATCCTTGACAAGCCGAATTCTGATTTCTACAATCGTCTTTTGTAGTTCTCTTTCGTTGGTTGATAGTTACAAAATATATGCAAAAACGAAAATCGGTAGTTCTAAACAATTCAAATGCTTAGATAAATTATGGATAAAAGAAAGTAATTGGAACCCTAAAGCTAAACTAGGATCACATCACGGGATTCCTCAAGGACGATCTATCTATCTCAAGACGGCTGATCCTTATGATCAGATCGACTGGGGTCTCAAGTATCTCAAACACCGCTACTCTAAAGACTATGCGTGTGAAGCGTTAGCACATATGAACGCGAAGGGATACTCATGAGCAAGTCAGCACTCAAACACAATGGCTCGACTACTCTCTGGCGCAAGATTAGACAGCGCGTGTTAGATCGCGACGCTTGGACTTGTCAATACTGTGGACTCGAAGCCAATTCCGTTGATCATGTAATCAGTAGGAGTCACGGTGGCGGTGACGAGGACTGGAACCTTGTTGCTTCATGTATGAAATGTAATTTAGCCCGTAGAAGCCCTAAGAGCCCTACTAGGGGCTTTTTTAATACTGGGAAAACACCACCGACCCCTCATGGTCTTTTCTCACCGCAAAACGGCTCACAACCGACGGAATCGGTTAGCCATGACAGACCATAGAAAGAAACTGGTTCTAGTCGGTGATGATCGGGACGGATCGGAATTAGGCGGTGTAATTTACGGCTACAACACGCCAAGAATCCACTCGCCGCTCAACGATCTCCCATCCAGAGGCTCAGAATTAAGTCAATTCGCAACCGAAATCGGGTTGCCGTTGTTGCCTTGGCAGGAGTGGATCGCCGAACACGCGCACAAAGTGAAGCCCGATGGACGCTGGAAACACTCAAATATCTGCGTCGTAGTAGCTCGTCAGAATGGAAAATCGACGCTGATGATGGTGCGAATCATGGCTGGAATGTATCTGTGGAACGACGGACTCCAGATCGGCTCAGCTCATCGGCTCACGACATCGCTGGAGACTTTCCGGCACATCGTCAACCTAATCGAATCCAATGATCGACTAGCTGAGGAAGTTAAGAAAATTCGATGGGCTCACGGAGCCGAGGAAATTGAATTAAAGAATGGAAATCGCTACATCGTCAAGGCGGCGAATGCGGCAGCTCGCGGAATCTCAAAGCCGGAGACCGTATTCATGGACGAACTTCGCGAACACAAAGACGAGGACGCTTGGGCTTCAATGAGATATACCATGATGAGCGCGAAAAATCCGCAAGTCTGGACACTTTCGAACGCCGGTGATTCGCACAGCATAATTTTGAATCAGCTTCGAGAGCGTGGTCTCGCGGCGGCGGCAGGTGGAGACGATGAGATCGGCTACTTCGAATACTCAGCTCCAGCCGGTTGTCGGATTGATGATGTCGAAGGTTGGCGTCGCGCGAATCCATCGCTAGGTCACACTATTCACATCGACAATCTTAAAGCTATTTTAAACGACCCGATTGATGTGATTCGAACCGAGGTTCTTTGCCAATGGGTCGAGACGATCAATCCTTGCATTCCGCCGGTGGAGTGGAGTAATGCCGGTGACTCGACTGTTGCACTTGATCCCGGAAAGACAACTTGGTTCGGCTTGGATCTATCTCCCGATCGTAGAAATGGCGCACTCGTAGCCGCTCAAAGATTAGACGATGAGAAATTTCAGATCCAGCTCTTGCACACTTGGCACAATCCAATTTCACTTGACGATAAACAGATCGCGAATGACATCGCGCCCTATGTCCGCAAGTATTCAGTCGATCAGATCGTATTCTCGAAGCGAACCGCGTCAGCCGTTGCGGCTAGGCTTATCCCTGCCGGATTCCCGGTGATCGATTGCGATGGCGCGGAGTACGCGCAAAGCTGCGACGAATTTCTTGGATCGATAACTTCGGGACGGCTCGTCCATTCAAACCAAGCCGAACTTACGAAGCAAGTTCTTTCCGCTGTACGACTTCCCTATGGTGACGGGGCTTGGGTAATTGGTCGCAAGGCTTCTAAGGTTGCGGTATGCGCGACAGTCGCGTCAGCTTTGGCGACACACTACGCGACACGCCCGGAGACGGAGATTGACATTCTTGTCGGTTAGGAGTAGCGGATCGCCTAGAATTGGCGCATGAAATTGCGTGAAATTCTGACAGGCGTTCCCGAAGTAAAGCTCAACGCTGTTACATCGCCGATCGATATTTCCGCCGCTGATCTTGCACCGTTCAACACTACCGATTCCCGAAATATCTTTGCCGGTAATCTGGTAGCTACACGCGCTCAGGCGATGAGTGTCCCGGCGATCAGTCGCGCCAGATCGATCATTTGCTCAACGATTGCCTCACTCCCAATGGAGCAGAGAATAAAGTCAACCGGCGAACGCGTCGAAGCTCCTAGAGTAATCAATCAACCTGATCCTCGCGTTCCCGGTTCCGCTGTATGGGCTTGGATCTCAGAGGATATTCTGTTCTACGGTTACGGCTATTTACAACAAACCGATTCCTACGCCGAGGACGGCAGATGTCGAGCCGGTCAGCGAATCGCTCCGACTCGCGTCTCAATCGTTACCAATGCCGAAGGCACAGAAATCACCGGGTATCGCGTCGATGGAATGACGGTTCCCAATTTCGGCAACGGGTCTTTGAAAGTATTTTACGGATTAGACGAAGGCTTACTCAATCGCGCTGGACGAACAATTCTTTCGGCTGTAGAGCTTGAAAAGGCGGCTCTACTTTACGCGAAAGAGCCCGTCCCGATGATGGTCTTGAAATCTAACGGAACAGCACTTCCGGCAGATCGCGTCACAAAACTTCTCGACGCTTGGCGTGTAGCTAGATCCACACGCGCGACAGCATTCTTGAACGCCGATGTTGAATTGACATCACTTGGATTCGATCCCGAAAAACTACAGCTCAACTCAGCTCGTCAATACATCGCTCTCGAATGCGCTCGCGCCGTAGGAATCCCGGCTTACTTCTTGGGAGCCGATGTCAATACTCTCACATATACCAACGCCGTCTCTGAGCGGAAATCTCTAATTGACTTTAGCCTTAGAAATATCATGACATCGATCGAGGAAAGACTTTCACAATCGGATTTCGTAGCGTCGAACACGGTTATCCGATTTAACTTCGACGACTTCTTGCGTGGATCAGCCCTAGAGCGTGCGCAGATTTACGAAATACTCAATCGAATTGGCGTGATGAGCGTCGATGAAATCCGACAAGATGAGGATCTAATAAGATGAAGCTAGAAATCCCAATCCAGATCACAGCCGCCGATTCAATCAAGCGAACCATCGCCGGTCGAATTGTTAGCTTTAATGAGACCGCTAACGCGTCAACAGGAAAAGTAATGTTCACCGATGGAAGCCTTACTCCGGCTCCGGTGAAGTTAAACCTAGAGCATGACGGAACTCGTCCAATCGGAAAAAGTATGTCAATGGATTTCTCAACCGATAAGACCGCGATCGATGGCGTGTTCAAAATTGCTAACACAACCGCCGGATCTGACGCACTTGTCGAAGCGCAAGACGGACTCCGTGACGGATTTTCCGTTGAAGTTATGGCTAACGAATTTACTTATGACAAAGCTGGGACGATGGTCGTCAGTTCGGGAGAGATCGTCGGCGTGGCACTTGTCACGAATCCAGCATTCAAATCAGCTCGCGTCTCAGATGTAGCCGCGACCGAAGCAACACCCGAAACTTCTGACGAACCGTCAGAGGAACTACCAACAACAGAAGGAGACGAAGTGTCCGACTCAATCGTCAACGAAGCTCCAGCCGTCGAGACGGTTGAAGCCTCTCGGAATGTCAAAGCGACTGGAACTCCACTCGCTTACACAGCTCCACGCTTGGAGTTCTCAGCTCCAAAGTATCTAGAAAACAAAATCAAGGCGGCTCTCGGTAGCGAGGACGCTCGTCAATATATTTTGGCGGCAGACAACAACACAACCGACTCGGCTGGACTTGTTCCAACTCGTCAGCTCACCGAAGTCATCAACGGAGTATCAAACACAATCCGTCCATCAATCGACGCGATTTCTCGCGGAGTATTGCCAGACGCCGGAATGACTTTTGAAATTCCAAAGATCACAGTCGCGCCAACCGTAGCTGAAACAAATCAAGGATCAGCGTTCTCCGATACAAATATGGAATCTGTGTTCGTATCTGTTCCGGTTAAGAAATTTGCAGGTCAACAAAATTTCACGGTTGAATTGCTCACACGCACAAGTCCACTTTTTTATACCGAGCTTCTCAATAACATGGTTGCGGCAATGGCTAAGGCTCAGAATGCCTATGTCAGCTCGATCCTTGTAGCGAATGCAACAATCGACGGAACTACACTTTCAACATTCCCAACAGCCGCCGAATTGTTAACCTTCGTGTCACGCGGTGCGGCTTCTGTCTACACAAATACACAAGACTTCGCGCGCAATATCATTATGGGAGCCTCACAATGGGCGAACACAATGTCATTAAATGACAATGGCGTTCCAATTTATGTGGCTTCTAATCCAAGCAATAACGCCGGTGTAGTAACTCCTACATCACTTCGCGGAAATGTTGCCGGTCTCGATTTATTTGCAGACTTCTCAGCACCTGCCGGATCAGATGACGGATCAATTATCATCGTTAATCCAAACGCTTATACATGGTACGAAGGTGCTCAATACAACCTACGCGCCGAATCAACAGCCGACGGCTCAATCAATGTTGGCGTCTACTCTTTCGGAGCTTGCGCAATCAAGCTAGCCGGTGGAGCGTTCCGCAACAATAAGTAACACCCTTAGACATGAGTCCGCCGCTCCCGACGGGCTCAGCAGATTGGAGATGAGATGCCAAGTATCGTCACAGCTTCACAGCTTAGATCGGTGCTTGGCGTCTCATCGGCTCTCTACGATGACGCTTATCTTGACGACATAATAAACACAGCCGAAGGAGTGATCCTGCCGCTGTTAACAGCTCACACAGTCGCCGTCACTCATGTCGAGATCGAATCTAATGTCGCATATTTCACGACTCAACGACCACATCAATTCGTCGTCGGTCAATCCGTCATAATTGCCGGAGTCGTTCCATCAACCTTTAACGGCACACGCGCCGTCACCGACAAACTATTGTCGCCATATATTTTCACGCAAGCTCTGACGAACTCAGACATAACACTTCGCGCAAGCATTCCAGCCGGAACAGCGACTCTCTCTGGACAAGCTGCCGCCGTGATCTATGTCGGAAATTCAAATGTCGAATCGGCTGTCCTTAATGTCTCCGTCGAAGTATTCCAATCCCGTGTCGCTCCCGGTGGTCAGATCGAAGGCGTGGACTTTGCGCCGAGCCCGTTCCGAATGGGCAGAAGTCTTTACAATAGAATTTCCGGGCTCTTAGGTAATCAAGTCGATGTCGATTCGATTGTAGGCTAGGAATGCCAGCCTCATCGATCTCGGCAGATGTTCGCGGAACTCTTGCCACAGCTCTCAGCGGTGTCGCTGGAAATGTTTATTCTTATGTCCCCGAAGCGATCATTCCGCCAGCGGTGGTCATCGTTCCATCGTCGCCATATATGGAGATTAATCTCATCGGCAAGTCATCGATCAAATTACTTCTCAACTACACGATCACCGTTGCCGTTGCGTACAACTCAAATCCCGGATCACTTGACAATCTTGAAAAGTTAATCCTTCAAATTCTGGCGGTTATTCCGTCAGGGTACATCGTCGGACAGATCGAGCGTCCGACTGTTACATCTGTCGGAGCTAGTAATTTACTGGCGTCCGATATCAATGTCTCCACCTACTACACCCAAACCAACTAAGGAGAAAGAATGCCAACGACCGTCATCACCGGACGCGATCTTGTCTTGACGATCGCTACCGTTAATTACGACGCACAAGCTACAAGCGCGATTCTTACCAATGCGCCCGTCATCGATACCTATCAGACTCTCGATGGCAAGGCTTACAAACACATCGACGATCAATGGACTTTCGATGTTGAAATGCTCGCAGATTGGGGAGTCGCAAGCTCTCTATCCGAGGCACTATGGACAGCCGCAGACACAGCACCGAATACAACTCTCGCCGTCAGCCTTACAGCTACAACCGGCGCGGTCTTTGCGTTCAATGTTATGCCGGTGTATCCATCAGTAGGCGGAGCGGCTCCAGGAGCCCAAACCCTTTCACTATCATTCTTGGTTGTTGGCACTCCAGCCGACACATTTAGCTAAAAAGGAGATCGGGAGATGAAGCTAGAAATTACTATCGAACACCATTCCGGGGAGTCAGCCGTACACACGGCAAGCGTCCCGGAGTGGCAGAAATGGGAGATCAAATTCGGTCGAACAATTCAAGACGCTCATAACAATCTTGGAGTCAATGACATTCTATTTCTGGCTTGGAACGCGATGAAGCGTGAAGCTGCCGGAAAGGCTGTCAAGCCCTTTGAGATATGGTGTGAGACGGTCTCGGATTTCTCGATCGGAGATGATCTCCCAAAAGACACACAGCCGGAAGTTTAGGACGGTTACTCGTTGAGCTAGCAATAGCGACGGGAATCCCAATGAGCGAATGGCGAACGGCAGAGGATATCCTCACGGCGATTGAAGTATTGGAGAAACGAAATGAGCGTAGAAATCGCGTATGACAAGGCGCAACTCCGCTCGATCACAAAATCATTCAAAGCTATGTCCGATGAAGGTATCGAAGCCGCAAAGCGTGAATCCTCAGCACTAGCGGAATTCTTACAGCTTAAAGTCAGAGAGACAGCACAACGCCGAACCGTATCCGGCGCGGCTGTTCGTCGTGTAGCTGACGGATCAAGGGTTGCGAAGTCGTCCAAGATCGGGGAAGTCTCGTTCGGCTTCGCGGCACAAAAGTTCTCCGGCGGCGGTACGACTCAAAAGTTATGGGCTGGACTTGAATTCGGTTCTAATCGCTACAAACAATTTCCAAGACGCACTCCTAAACTTGGCGGCGGATCTGCCGGTTATTTTATTTATCCAACACTTAGATCGATCCAACCGGAATTGATTGACAAATGGGAACGCGCATTCGATCGTATCTTGAAGGAGTATGACTAATGGCTGGTTCAAGAACACTCAAACTCTCGATCCTTGCGGACACAGCCGATCTCGTTAAAGGACTTAAACAAGCCGAGGACACATCAAGCACATTCGGCGACAAGCTAGGCGGTGCGTTCAAAGCTGTTGGAGTAGCTGCCGCCGCCGCTGGAGCGGCGATCGGTGCGATGGCAATTAAAGCCGCAATCGATGGGGTTAAGTCAGCGATCGAGGACGAAGCCGCACAAGCTAAACTCGCAACGACTCTCCAGAATGTCACGAAGGCAACCGACTCACAGATCGCCAGCGTCGAGAAATACATTCTCCAGACTTCACTCGCGACCGGAATCACCGACGATCAACTTCGTCCATCGTTCGATCGACTATTGAGAAGTACGGAATCAGTCACCGAATCAATGCGACTCCAATCATTAGCGATCGACATCGCCGCCGGTACGGGTAAAGGTCTCGCGCAAGTCACCGAAGCTCTATCAAAAGCCTACGACGGCTCATTCGGTGCGTTAAAAAAACTTGGCGTCCCTATTGATGAAAATATAATTAAGACAAAAGATTTTGACGCCGCTGTTGTCGTACTTTCGCAGACTTTTGCTGGACAAGCTGATGTCGCCGCTAACACTTACGCCGGACGATTTGCCAGAATGAAAGTCGCGATGGACGAAGCTAAGGAGACTCTAGGATTCGCACTTTTGCCGGTAGTAGAGAAGTTCTCAAAATTTATGACGGACTCAGGAATCCCGGCTCTTAATGCGTTCATCGCTGGACTTACTGGCGAAAAAGGTATTTCAACAGCTACCGAATACGCTGGACGACGGGTAGATTCTTTTGAGCCTAAGATTTCAGCAACACAGAAGTCAGCATTCGCCGCCGCTAAAGATCTACGAGAAATGGCGGCTTCGGTTGGAAAATTATTTTCAACTATTGACGCCGGAACCGGCGGCGGTGGTTCATCGATTGACGGGTTTATCAAAGTTCTTAAAGCTCTTAACGCGGTTGCGAACACAACGATTACCATTCTTAAAGAGCTGGTCTCTATTGTCCAAACAGCCGCCGAGTTCTTGCGAAATCCTCTTTCGACAAATCAAGATGACATCAATCGAATCCGAAAAGGTCTTGGACTCAAAGTCCAACAATCCGCATTCGAGACACCGGCGATCTCCACAGCTTCGGCAAGTGTTGGAATGTTTAGCTCATCAGTCCCAAGTCTGGGGCTTGAAGGAATCACAGCATTCGATGAGCAGCTTCGAGCATTCTTAGGACAGCCGTCCGGGATCACAAACAATATCGTCGTCAACGGTGCGATTGACTCAGAATCTACAGCTCGTCAGATTGTCGATCTCCTTAATGAATCCAATCAACGCGGAACGATCGGCGGCGGTGGAATCCTCGTATGACCTCTTGGGCTCCCGATTGGCGTGTCTTAATTAACTCGGTCGAATACACCGACATAACACTTTCAAATTTAACAATCAGCTCCGGGCGAACCGACATCAATGTTCAACCGATTGCCGGTTATTGCTCCATCGAAATTCTAAATGTCAATCAAACAGCGATCACGGTCGAGATCAATGACGGTCTTACAATCGAAGTCAAAGACTCAACCGGAACCTATGTCCCGATATTCGGCGGCGCGGTCTCTGATGTCGCTGTAGAGGTCGCTAGGGCTGGATCTACCGGATATACACAAGTGATCCGGGTGACGGCTCTGGGAGCCCTTGCGCGGCTTCCTAAGGCTACAACTCTCGGAATCTTGGCACACGATTTTGATGGGGATCAGATTTACACAATCCTCTCAGCTCTACTCTTGGGAACTTGGAACGATGTTCCAGCGGCTACAACTTGGAACACTTACGATCCAACAACGGACTGGAACGGCGCGGAAAACAACGGTCTCGGCGAAATAGATCGTCCCGGCAACTTTGAGCTGTATCAGAGAAGCTCATCGCTTACCGATGTTTATTCGCTGGTCTCTGGACTTGCCAGCTCTGGACTTGGTTATTTATACGAGGACAGCTCCGGTCGGATTTCTTACGCTGACTCGGATCATCGAACGACTTATCTTGCCGCTAACGGGTACACACTTCTCTCAGCTAAAGAAGCGCAAGCGGTCGGAATCAAACTTGCCACTAGAGCCGGAGACATCAAGAACGATGTCGTTCTCACCTATGGCAACAACTACGGGTCAGAGGTCACAGCTCTTGACGCAACTTCAATCAAGACTTATGGAACTCTCAAAGCAATCGTCAACACAACCGTTCGCGGTGCGACCGACGCACAAGATCAAGCCGATCGATATATTGAACTGCGAGCCTATCCTCAGCCGAAATTGGATCGGATCACTTATCAGCTAGTCAATCCCGAAATCTCTGACGCAGATCGTGACGCGTTGATTTCAGTATTTATGGGGCTACCGATACAGCTTGACGATCTGCCGCCTAATATGAATGACAGCCAATTTCAAGGATTCGTCGAAGGCTGGACATTCTCAGCCAGCTTCAACACTCTCACAATTTCGGTCAATGTCTCGCCACTTCCATTCTCCATCGTTGCGATGAAGTGGATTGATGTGTCAGCGTCCGAAACTTGGAACACCCTATCCGCTACAATGACATGGGACGAAGCCTTTATCGTCGCATAAGAAAGAAGGAAAATGGCAACGACTACGAACTTCGGTTGGACAACACCGAACAACACCGATCTCGTCAAAGATGGCGCGTCCGCGATCCGAACTCTTGGCAACGGTGTCGATACATCTTTCGTCTATCTTAAAGGCGGAACGACTGGACAAATTCTGTCCAAAACTTCAAACACGGATCTTGCTTACACTTGGATCAATAATGATCAGGGCGACATCACAGCCGTCACAACAGCGGCAGGATCGGGCTTATCTGGCGGCGGTACTTCCGGCGCGATAGCTCTTTCCAGAGCGTCAACCTACACAGCCAAGACAGCCGCTTACACAATTGCGTCAGGCGATGAGTTCAATTTATTTTCAATGAATGCTGGCACTAGCCAACAATTCTCAATCCCAACCGACGCGACATTTAACTTCGCCGTCGGAACCGAAGTAAATTTCTTTTGGCTTACCGGAGCAGGACAGCCAACAATCGGAGCCGTGACGCCGGGAACAACAACAGTTATCTCGACAGGTGCGACAAGCGCGACTCCAAAGTTACGCGTCGCCAACTCAGCCGCGACAGCGATTAAACTAGCTGCCAATTCTTGGCTAGTGGTAGGCGACATAGCGTGAGCCCGATTCTCGGAATTGTTGCTTCGTCAAAAACTTCGCAACAAAAAGCAACGGGCGGAACGGTCGTCAATTCTGGCGGATTTTGGTATCACACTTTTACAAGCAACGGAACTTTCGCACCGACTCAATCACTTAGCGCGGACATCTTGGTCGTTGCCGGTGGAGCCGGTGGCGGAGATGTGGTTGGCGGCGGTGGTGGAGCCGGTGGCTTATTAGCCTTTACAAGCCAAAGTCTGACTGTTCAAAATTACACTTGTACCGTTGGAAGTGGCGGAGCGGCGGCGGTCTATCCAACCGCTAACGGCACTAATGGAAACGACAGTCAATTTGGCGCGTTGACTTTAACTAAAGGCGGCGGCGGTGGTGGAAGTTATGGCAACCCTACGGCGGCGAGTGGTGCGACGGGCGGATCTGGTGGCGGTGGTGGTGGCGGTGCTACTAATGGCGGCTCTGGCGGTAGTGCTTCACCTTCTGGACAAGGAAATGCCGGCGGTTCTGGATTTGGTTCTACTTATGCTGGCGGTGGTGGCGGCGGAGCGACGGCAAGTGGAGCAAACGCGATTTCTAATGTTGCCGGAGCCGGTGGAGCCGGTTCAAGTGCTTATTCGACTTGGGCAAGCGCGACATCGACAGGTAGCGGCGGCGCATATTCCGGCGGTGGCGGCGGTGCTAGTGGTAACTTGATAGCAAATGCCGGAGCCGGTGGAGTCGGTGGCGGCGGTTCAGGCGGCGCGAATACTCCAAACACAGCCGGTGGCGCAGGAGTGGCAAAATCAGGCGGCGGCGGTGGCGGCGGTAGAGATTTTACAGCCGGAGCCGGTGGAGCCGGAGTAGTTATTGTGAGGTACGCGTGAGCCATTTTGCCGAAATAGATGAAAACAATAAAGTGATCAGAGTTCTAGTAGGCGATAACGATGACCCTATTGGCGATGAAGGTTATCAATGGCTTATTGATAATCTTGGCGGAAAATGGATTCAGACAAGTTACAACAATCGGATTCGATACAATTACGCCGGGATCGGTTACACCTACGACGCAACAGCTGACGCATTCATTCCGCCAGATCCAGAATGTCACGATGAGCGAATTCTAGATGTTACAACTTATCGCTGGACTTGCGCCAATTCGGATCACGATGTCACTCTTTCCAAATAACACAGCGCAACGCTTGATCGAAGTCGCACTCGCAGAAGTCGGCTACATCGAGCAGGGCGAGAATCTGACCAAGTACGGAAAATTTACAAAAGCCGATGGCTTACCTTGGTGCGGTTCTTTCGTGATGTGGTGCGCCAATGAAGCCGGTGTCAAGGTTCCAAATGTCGTCTCAACTCTTGCCGGATCTAAAAGCTACAAAGTCAAAGGAAATTGGCATGAGACACCCAAGCGGGGCGATCTTGCGTTCTTTGATTTCCCGGACGATAAAGTCTTTCGGATCTCACACATCGGAATCGTCATCAAAGCTGACAAAGATGGCGACGGCTGGATCACGACTGTCGAAGGCAACACATCAGGATCAGGAGACCAACGCAACGGCGGAATGGTCATGATTAAGCAAAGGCAATACACAACCGGCGGATCAATCGTCGGATTCGGGAGACCAAATTTCGCACCGTCGGAATTGGACTTTCCACTTATTCCGCCAAAGGTTGCGAAAGTAAAGGAGAAAAAATGACCAAAGTAAAGGAACTTCTAGTCTCTTGGCTCCGAAGCTCACTCGCCGGTGGATTGGCTGTTTATATGACAGGCAACACAAATCCAAAAGATATCGCGATGGGTCTCGTTGCCGGGATCGTTCCGGTGTTGATTCGATTCTGTAACCCGAACGACGCCACTTTCGGAATCTCAAAAAGCGCATGACAATCGGCGAGTGGACAGCGGTTGCAGGATTGGTCATTTCAGTTCTTGCCGCTGTCTACGCGTCAACAAAAGTCATCGTTCGATCGGTAATGTCAGAGCTGTCGCCTAATGGTGGACAATCGATCAAGGATCAGATCAATCGAATTGATCTCCGGGTCGATCGGCTATACACGATATTATCTTTCGACGCGCCGAGACACACCGAGGTCGTTGACAAGCTAGAGGACTAACGCGGACACTTAAACCAGATCCGACGACAACGGATCAAGGGAGCGTCAAAATGTATGGAAATCTCGCGTTCGCGATTATGGTACTTATTTATTCGGGAATCACATTCGGCGTTGCCGTCCTTGCTTGGTCTAAGGGTTACAACGCAGGACAAGCAGAAGGCTATTCACGCGGCAGGTACGCAAACCTTCTCAGAGCTGTTAAATGATTCGCAAAGCGACTCCTGGAGTCTGGTGCGATTACTGTAAAATCACACACGGGAAAGACAAATCCGGTCAATGGAAAGACAAGGCAAAGACCCAAGCCGACTGGACTATTGAAAAGACGCTACAGAAATCCAACGCCGATCGTCACTTATGTTCGGCTTGCGCTTATGGCGTGAGCTACGAAGGCACATTCACAATCTGGGATCAGGTCAAATCCGTCCAACCAATTCAAGGGAGCCTAAATGTTTAATCTGTCCGAATACACCACAGTCGCCGAGCGCATTAAAATGTTTTGGGTCAAGTACCCAGATGGCAAGATCGTTACTTCAATCGTTGAAGCTGCGAACACTCGATTCATCGTTAAAGCCGAACTCTGGCGAACCGAAGCCGATCCGGCTCCATTCGTAACCGGTCACGCGAACGAAGTCATCTCAGAGCGTGGAGTGAATCGCGATTTTGCGTTGGAGAATTGTGAGACTTCTGCG